TACTAAGATCAGTGACGTCAAATTTATTTAGAGAATCTAAAAATTGAAAAACAGGAATCCCGTCTATCTTTGCCTGTTTTAAAACCAATGTAGCAATTACTATTGCAGTGTCTTGATCAAAACCTCGTTTTGTAAAGAATCCAATGGCTCCGTCAACTTCGTTAGCATGAAACTCTAGAGGTTCTTGACCGTAAGAATCAAAAAATAATTTTGTTCCAGCAGCACTATCTTGTTTAATATTCTCTGGGAGATTCGTAGTAGCAGCCATGTTAATTTCCTGTTAGATTTCTTTGAGTGGCTGTAGTGGTGCCTGTATTGTTTGAACTCTTTGGAAACACACTACCTACAACACCTGCTACTGTGGATACTGCTGAAGAAATATTTGCAGGATTACTTAATATATTAATTGCTTCGCCTTTGAGGCTATCTATACTTAATGCTCTAAAGTTTTTAGCAGTATTAACAGCCTTAATCGCTGTGCCTAAGAAACCGCCAAAACTTTCAAAGCTAGATCCGTTGGCAAGATCTCCGAATACTTGCTCTAAGCCGTCTAACACACCGCCGTCGCCGGTGAGTGTAGCAACACCGCCACCTGCTACTGATAGAGGACTTGGTAAATTATCGTAATGTAAAGTTGCAAAACCTTTTGGACTGTTTCTTGTAACACTTCCTGCAGAATATTTTACAGCTTCGTATTCTATAGTCATTTGACTTTCTAATGTTTCGCCTGCAGAGTAATCTACAGATCCGTGGTTCCAAGATTTTATTCTCGGATTTACCAATGTATAACCCAAAAATCTTCTACGACTCATAGTATAAATGCTGATCGATTGAAACAGAGGTGTTTCAATTCTGTTATCCATTCCATATCTAAAGTTTGGAGCATCTGCAGGTCTAAAGTGTGTGGCATCATATGCGGCCATAGGATTATGTCTGTCGGCGATATAATAGCCATAATAGATAGCCCACAATGCGTTGACAATACCTGCGTTGTCGTCATGTAAACTAATATTCACAGGCTCGTAATTAAAATTTTTATAAACAATCTTTTTTCTATTGTATTGATTTTTTGTTACGGTATCGAAATTGTATTTCGGCAAATCACAACTTTTAACTAGCAATCCAATTTCGTCAGTGTGCCTTGCGCTAAAAGCCGGAGCTTTCATAGCCGATTTATCAAGTTCAAATCTAACATAGAATAAAAACTTGCTGCGAGGTGACAGTCTATAGGTGTCGTCTATAAAAAGTCTCGTGGCATGTTGCCAGTTAGAAACTAATCCTTTAGGATTAATTAAACCGGTGCCAACACCGTTGAGGAATCTTGTGAATTTATTAGCCATACAAATATTTATGTCATAAAAAAACCCGGAAAAATCCGGGTTTCTTTAATTCTAGGAATATTATCCTTGCTGACCAAGTGCGCCAGTAATAGCCTGTGAAGCAACTTGACGACCAACTGCTGCACCAATACCACCTTCGATACTTGGAGCAGCTTTTTCTGCACCCCACTGTTCCATGTTATCAAAGCGGATTGTAAGAGCAACTGTAGCTGCTTCGTTAGTTCCGTAGTTCAAGTCACCGTAATCGGCATTTTGAACGAAACAACCATACAAGTTAATAGTTTCAAGAACTCTTGGTGCTAGGTTAGCGTTACCGCCATCTAACACTTCGATTCTTGTAGTGAACTTGTAGTCGATACCAGAACGTGCTGATGCTTGTTCTAGGAAGTCGAATTGTTTCTGGATCTGTTGTCCGACAAGTTTCTGAACTTCACCACTAGCATCGTCACGCAATGTTAATGTGATTGTTTCAAAGTTTGGTTTACCGGCTAAGTATACCTTTGAGTTATAAACATCTAGTGTCATTTCTTCAAAGTTTACCTTAGGACGAGTAACATCCGAAACTTGCTTAGTCAACTCTGTGGCTGCTGCTACGCCGAAGCCTAGGAGAGTCACCCTAAAGCGATATTTCAACTTAGGCATCAGCAACACTTGAGTTGCTGCTGCGCCATTAGTTGGAACTGTTAAATTATTAAGTGATGTAATAGGCATTTTTAAATCTCTCCTGTGTTCTTGACACGCAATGGAATGTAAATGAACTCAATTGCCTTCACAGGTTCAATTGCGATATCTACCCATAGTTCGTTACGATCAATTCTACTTGGTGTATTATTTGTTTCATCACAAACTACAGCGAAGTCGTATAGTGCTCGTAGGCCGACCAATTCTAACAACAAGCTCTCAACTGCCTGTTTAACTTCATCACGTGTGATCTTGTCGTTTGGTTCAAACACATATGGACGAGCTAGTTTGTTCAACTGACTGCGTAGATATACTACCAAACGTGCTACGTTGATTCTGTCTAATGCAGAAGCATTTCTTGCACGAGTCTTTTGACCATAGTTAACATGACCAATTCCGTTAAAGAATGTGATTGGATTGATCTTTAGATCATACAATGTATCACGTTGACCATTATTCAATGCTACGGTTTGGAATTCTCCGCTTAACGAATCAATATAACCAACTGATGTTGCGTTAGTGATACCGCCACGTCTTGTTCCTGCTGGTGCAAACCATGGATAACTTACGTTGTCACTCAATGCGATTGTCTTTAACATCATGTGTGATGCTGGAACAACTGCGTTGGTGCCTCCTAGGTCTGTGGTAAATCCGTTTGGATAAAACACTGCCATGTATTCATCGTAAGTAACGATTCCATCGTCACCGTTATCTGTTACTAAGTTAGCGTTAGTTCCATATGTTACCAATGATGTAGCATCGCTTGGTAGACGTAATGGAGTATCGCCAATAACAAATGCTGTTAAACCTCTGTCAATGTTTAAGTTAACTAGGTTGCTCATTAGCTCAGGATATCCTGGGCAAGCAATCAAGTTAAAGTTTCTGCGCTCTTCGTCACGGATCTCAGAGCTTGTATCAACTACACTCTTCAATGCTGAAACAACAACTTTACGTTGTGCCTTGCGTCCGAAGCTGCCTGAACCATCTTCATTGTTAGCAGAAGCAGTAGTCCAACGGTCAGTAGCATATGATCCCATGCTTACATCACCTTGTCTTGGATTGTCACCTGCTGTGTCAATGTAGTTGTTACGATATTTCTTAACATTACCGCCTGAACGACGTAGATTCCATAGCAACATACCTTTTGGATATAGTGCTGGATCTGGAGCGTCTGGATCTAGGTAGTTGCTAGTTAACAAATCTTTAATGCTGGTCAATGTTGAAGGTCTAACTGAACCTGCATTGCCCCAACGAGCATCTGCAAATAATACGCCTTCTTCAGTGACTTGATCAGTTTTATCTAACTGTAGCCATTCTAGCAATGTTCCGTTCCAACGATAAATTGTTGGATAGTTTTCCATATCAGCTGTGCTGATCCATAGATCGCCATCTACAAGAGCTGTGCCGTCACTTTGTAGTGTTGGAGCACTAGCAGCTACTTGAGGACCGTTTGGATCTGTGTTTAGATAAGCTGCGCTAAAGTTTTTGTAACCAACCCATGTTGAACCATTGTGGATCATTACATCTACATCGGAGAAGTCTGGGTTATACCATAACTGTCCGTCTACTGGTTCGTTAGTTGGTGCGTCACCTGTTGCAAAGAAATCGTCTGTAGCGAACGGACGGAAATTTGATGCAAGGTAACCGTTTGGTGTTGTAGAAGGTAACTCGTAGAAGTTAGCTGTTCCAGCTGTTGTGTTAATGTTATATACTGTAAACAATGATGTCACTGCTGTTCCAGTTACATTAACGATTCTAAAATCACCACCTAATCTGTGTGAAATTTGAACTTCGTTTGCGTCTGTTACAGAAGCAACGATGTTTGTAAATCCAGCTGCGTTAATTCTACCAGCGATTAAATTAGCATCAGCTGCGTTACCCGCTGCTGTAAAGCTAATTGTTTTTGCTGTGTCTAATGCTAGTTGACCTTTCAATGACTCAGCAATCGTAAATGAATGTGCGCCATTTGGAACTGTTCCTGCTCCAACTGCTGTTGAAGTAATTGTTGTTGCACCTGTAGAAACTCTGCGCCACATTCTAAATGTTGCTGTAGCTGGATCTGCATCGTAACCAGTGTGTTCGTCACTGTTTGATTGAACAAACAATGTGTCTACTGGAAGATTTGCACCACCGCCACTGCGATCTAGATAGTATAGTGCTGAGTTTGTAGTTGCATAGATAGGTGCTTCATATGAAACCCAGCTCAATGTTGCTGAACTCCACTTTTTAACTCTGTAACGTGAACCATTGTTTGGTTCTGTAGTCTTAACCCAAACAGATCCTGTTGGTCTTGGAGCATTGTCTGTGCTCTTCCACTCTGGAACAGAAGTGTGCGGAGTCATTTGAAGTGCTGGACCGTAATATACTTTTGCAGTAATACCAATTTCGCTTAGTGTTGCTGTTCCTGGTCCGATTGTGATAGCATTCGCTAGAGTTGAATCGCCTGTGCTTTCAGTAGCACCATTTGAATATAGATACAACTTACCACCAGTTGCTTCTTTGGCTGTAACTCCTGCAATTCCTAGACCGTTGATGTGACTTACTAGTGCTGTTAGATTGCTTCCGCCTGTAACAGTTACTAGTGTTCCGTTGATATAGAAATTACCTGCGGTAAAAGAACCTGCTGCTGCTGATCCCATTACTGTAGGATGGCTTGCACACCAGTCTTGGCTACCAACTAATACCCATTGTCCTGCTGCAACGCCTGCTTGTGTGTTACCTGCAGACTTATAATACATTCTTACTGTTTCAGCGCCGGCTGTAAAAGATCCGCTGCCGTCAACAGTTTCAAACACTACTGCATAGTCTCCGATTGATCCCACAGAAGCTAGCGGGCTACCACCTACTCCTGATAGCTTTGCTGAATCAGAATCTGTTAATACGATTGGTGTTTTAGAAGCAAACTTCTGACCGCCTGTAGTAGAAACGGCAGCACCGTTCCACTCTTGGACACCAAACGCTGTAGATTGAGTATCTACCCACCATGTGCCATCGTCTGGATTAGCACCTGGAATATCTGTGTTACCTTCTAGTTGATCAAGATCAACGTTTGCTCTTACTAAGAAAGCAGCGTTTGAAACTCCTAGCAAGCTGTAGGCTGCTAGAAGACCATATTCGTTGCGCTCTCCGCCATGTATCGGACTTGCGGAAGCTGTCTTTTCAAAAAATGGAACACCAAATAGATCTAAAAGATCTTTCTGGCTTGTTAATTTAAATGCCTTACCAGCATTTGCCTGTGTAGTAGCAGTGGCAGTTCCGGTGCCAGCTGAATTTGTTTTGTCTTGCGCTGTAGCTACAACGATAAGAGGTGTTGTGCCAGGCTCAGCTGGTGTATAAAAACTCTCGTCGATTACCGTAACTTCTACGCCGGGTGATTGTAGTGCCATTCCCTATTCTCCTGGTAATAGTTGCTCATAATATTTAGCGTGTTCTCTTGAAAATGGGCAGTTATACCAGAAGAAAAAGGGGAAGAAAAGGTGTAAATATTTGCATGAGACCACTTTGTAAGGCCTGCGCACAGCGTCCAAGGGCTGTGAATTATTACAAAAACGGTAAACCTTATTATAGAAGGCTATGCGAAGCCTGTATGTCTCACGGACCAAAAGCTCACATTCCTAGATGGCAACATGCTGGTTACAAACCTAAGAATTACTGTGAGAAGTGCGGTTATAAATCTCCTCATAAAGAAGTGTTTAGAGTATTTCACATAGACGGCAATTTAGATAATTGCCGTCCTACTAACCTAAAAACTATCTGCTGTAACTGTGCTCAGGTATTAAGCAAAGAGGGTATTACCTGGCGTCAGGGCGACTTGATTGCTGATTACTAAGTCCTTGGCTTGAATATATAGGTCGTTGATAGTTCCGTTATTATCAATGATAACATCAAAATCTGTTCCTACCCAAGCAGTTTCGCTGGCATGAATCTTTTTCATTTTTAGTTCATTGATAGCCATGTTACTGCCTTTGTTTGCAGAAACAGCTAGATCATACCACTCTGGAAGATCACCTCGTTTGACCCAAATAATAATTCCTCCAGCATTACGGATGCTTTGTATTTCGTTGGGGAAACGACAATCTGAAATTACCACATGATCTTTTGAGTTGCGTAGTTTGTTTTCTAACGAAGCTATCCAAATGTCATCATGAAAGCTTCTACGACAAACTTCTGTGCCCCAATATTGTAATACCCATCGAGGAGTTAGTGTAGGCATATCTAGACGCTCTGCCCACCACGGATCCACTTGCTCTCGCCACTCTCGGGCTTCCTTAGTTCGCCCTTCTAACAGTGTTCGGTCCCATCCAAACACCGCGCTTACAGCATCTTTGAGAGTGCTGGCAAATGACTCGCGTCTAAATTCGTGAAAGTTAACCAGATAGTCAGCGACGGTGTCTTTGCCGCTGCCAATAAATCCGCAAATACCTATGATCATAATGTCCTCCAATTAAGAACATTATAGCATTAAGTTTAAATTAATGTCAACCTATTATCCAGGTATAACCGCTGCCGCCGGGAACCAATTTCATTAGATCCTCTGTGAGCTTTTCGATTTCTTGTTGTGCTTCTGTTTTGAGCGCGGCACCATTTAGGCTTGATCCACCGCCCGGTCCAGCAATAGTAGCAAATTTTTCTCGAGCTTGTCCTAGCATCATTTTGCAATTTGCTAGACTGTAGTCCTTGATCCACTGCCCTGAATAAACGTCTTTGATTATGGTAACATCTGGTTTAGTGTTATAGCATAACAACATCACAGATTCTTCTGTTCTAGGTCTTTGATGTATCAATAATCGCTTACTAGAAGGTTGCCAATCAAAGTTAATAAACGAACCAAACATTTTACCTACTAGTTCTTGATACCCAGCAAATAATTCATAGGTAGCTAGCCCTCCCATATTTGTAGAACTTAACAAATATGTGTTTGAGTAAGCTAAGTTAAACGGTTCAAATACTGTTCCTCCAGTTCCGCCGCCTGTGCGTGAACCGATGCTTCTACGATAAATCTGTCGAACTTGCTGTATTTCCTGGGGTAAGATGTATTCGTTTTGATCCACTAAAAGATTCAAAAATACATAACTTTCCTCTACAGCATTATCGCTGCGTTGGCGGAAAACAGCCAAAGATCGGTTCAGTGCTGTTTCGTAGTGTATAGGATCTAGCTCAACGTCAATCATGCCGTCGCCTAGCATTGCTTTACAGTAGTTATAGACTTCTTGTCTAGCTTGGTCATTAGTGCTCATGCTAGTATTTATCGTAGCGGTAAATATACTACTATGCCAAGACTTTCGCTTTATCGCCCAGAAAAGGGCAATGATTACAAATTTATCGACAAAACCGTCTGGGAGATGTTTCAGGTCGGCGGAACGGATGTGTTGATTCACAAATATTTAGGGCCCGGAGAAGCGGTTGATGTTACGCCGTCAACTCCCGGTTATACTTCTCCCTCCGAAACGCAGATACAAGATCTTCTATTTTTAGAAAATCGTGATAGAAAATACGATCCAGACATTTATGTTTTGCGAGGTGCTTACAATATACAAGACACTGATTTTAATCTAAGCCAATTTGGATTATTTTTACAAAATGATACTATTTTTATTACGTTCCACATTAACGATACTGTGGAAAAAATTGGACGAAAGTTAATTGCAGGCGATGTAATTGAGTTACCCCATTTAAAAGATGAATTTGCATTGAATGATTTTCAATTTGCATTAAAACGATTTTATGTTATAGAAGAAGTTACTAGAGCAGCAGAAGGATTTTCTGTTACTTGGTATCCGCATTTATATCGTGCTAAATGCAAACCTCTAGTTGATAGCCAAGAGTTTAAAGATATTCTTGACGGTGTTGCAGGTGAAGGTAGTGATCAAACATTACGTGACATTATGTCAACATACGAAAAAGAAATGCAGATCACACAGGCAGTTCTTGATCAAGCCGAATCCGATGCTCCTAAGAGCGGATACGACACTTCTAAATTCTATACCATACAAACAGATACCAACGGAGAAGTAGCACTAGTTACTGCCGATCGAGATGATCTCGTTCTAATTCCTACAACAGATCCAAGCGGTAATACCATCTATGACGAAAAGGGAGAGCCGATTTACATGAGTGTTACAGCTGACACTGTAAATCAATCTCCAGATCACAAAGATTATATTGGATATATTACAGACGATGGTCGTCCACCGAATGGCGCTCCGTTCTCTTCCGGTATAGCATTTCCTATTAATGCCATGGAAGGTCAATTCTGTCTAAGAACAGATTACCTACCGAATAGATTATTCCGATACAATGGCGCCCGATGGGTTAAGATGGAGGATGTAAAACGTATGACTATGAGTAACAGTCAAGGATTTGACGGTAAAGTTGATAGAGGTTCTTGGACAGAAACATCAACTTATGTTGCCGGAGACAATGTTACATTTGGTGGTGCATATTTTGTAGCTGTTAAAGCAGTTCCTGCTGGAATACAACCTTCTGTTGAATCTCCTTACTGGGAAGAAATACGTCAAACCCTCAAGAGCAGCTTTATCAATAACAAGGCCAGTGCTACAATCGATGGCAGAAATGTTAAAGAAAAACAGAGCTTGTCTAAGGCTTTAAGACCACAGGCGGATGAATAATGGATTATTTTTACGACGGACAGATAAGAAGATATGTAACACAGTTTATGCGTGTGTTTATAGGTTTCAAATATAAAACAGGTGGAGCTACACCCGAAGAAAAAACTGTTCCAGTGATGTATGGTGATTTAACTAGACAAGTTGCAAGTATCATTAAAGATAACAGCGAAAATAAAATGCCTACAGTTCCACGTATGGCTTGTTATATTACTGGTCTTGAACTAGATACTACAAGAATTAGCGATGCCACATTTATCAGTAAAGTAAACATTAGAGAACGTAGATACACAGATACCGACGGAACTATACAATATCAAAATGTTCAAGGTGGAAATTATACTGTAGAGCGTTTAATGCCCACACCGTTCAAACTTACAATGAAATGTGATGTATGGACCAGCAATACTGATCAAAAGCTTCAACTATTAGAACAGATTTTAGTTTTATTCAATCCAAGTTTGGAAATACAAACCACAGATAACTATGTCGACTGGACTAGTTTAAGTGTAATCGATCTTAAATCGATTAATTTTAGTTCTAGATCAATTCCGCAAGGAGCAGAATCTGATATCGATATTTGTTCTATGGAATTTGAAATGCCTATCTATATTACACCTCCTGCTAAGGTTAAACGTCTTGGCATTGTTAAGAGTGTTATTAGTAATGTGTTTACTGAACAAGGTGAGATCGCCGATCTCGAAGATCTAATCTTTAACAGAAATACAGGTAAATTCCAGACTACTACAAACAATTATAGAATATTATTGTTCAAGAGTCAAAATGGACAACCTTACGATTACGATGTAAGTCTCGTAAACCCAACTAGTGCTGTATTAGCCTTAGGTCTTGACCAGAAAGATTATAAAAATGGTGATCCTGTATCTTGGGAAACGATTTTAGATATTCAAGGCGGATACCATGCTGGTAGTCAAATATTTTTCAAACAGCCTAATGGATATGATATGATAGGCACATTTGCGGTCAATGCTGTCGACCCTAGTATTATCGTAGTTACATTTGATCAAGATACTGTTCCTACAAATACAATCATCAATAGTTCTGTCAGCGGAGTAGCTGCTAGAGGAACAGTTGATGCTATCATTGATCCTTACAAATATAATCCTATCGAAGTATACGGATCTGCCGCGCAGATTCCACTAGGATTACGTTTCTTAATGTTAGACGATGTTAACATTAGCGAAAATGTAGGAGGAAGTTTTGGCCCGCCAGCTGTGGATAGTTCTGCAACATTATATGATGGACCAGATGCCTGGAAAGATACTGTAGGCAACGACTGTGTAATTCGTGCTAATAGTATTATCGAATGGGATGGCACTACTTGGAAGCAAGTTTGGAATCCTGCTACTGGCGAAGATCCGACTTATATCCAAAACTTAAGAACCGGTATACAGTATCGCTGGGACGGCGAGCAGTGGTTAAAATCTTTTGAAGGCGAATATGCTCCAAATAGTTGGGGCTTCATCTTAGATCCACAATAAGTAAAGGTATGCAACAGCGTGCCGGATTACTTTTCTTAGCTAAAAACACAGGAAGATTGCTGTTGATCTTAGATGATCAACATTGGACTGTGCCCACTTTTGCTAGAAACTCAACACTATTAGAAGATTCACAAGACTTGATGAGTCGATATTCTCAAGGACGCATAGTTCCGATCGAGTTGTATCTCAGCGAGGACCGAGGATTTGAGTATGGAACTTACATCTGTCTCGTTGATCATGAGTTTTTAACCCAGGCCTCTGCTACTATATGTTGGGCAGTATTAGATCAGTTGCCTAGAAATTTACACATTGGTTTAAAAACGACATTAAATAATCAAATTATAAAAACTAAAATTGCTACAATATTGGAGTTAGAAAATGCTACCGACAGTGCAAAAATCTGAAAGATTTAAACAAGAATTAGCCGAATATCAATCAGTCTATGAACAGATGCCAGAAGGTCCTGTTAAGATTGAATTTAATAATTTAATAGGTAAACTAGTTAATTCTGTAAAAGAATTAGATAACCGTCATCTAGAGTTAGCCATAACTCGTCAATTAGGTGTAATGGCTCCCGACATTCGAGATACCATTACCCAATCTAGAAAACGTCTACAAACTTTAGTAAAAGATTGGAAAGAAGCCCAGAAGCATCAAGCCTGAGCTTCACCCCATCTTAATATCAAGTTAGCTGTAGTCGAAGTTCCGCCGACCTTATAAACGTTAATAGCTAGAACGTCTGGACCATTCGGAAATGTTCCTCGACCGCCAATACTGGTTGTTCCTAGTTCTTTTAACTGTGTTAAGTCTAACGAGCTAGTTTCGCCAGGGTTCGCTACGAACGAAAATACTGTTTCGCCTGGTAATGCATATGCTGGCTGACCGAAACTAAATGTAACAGTTCCACCTGCACTAGTCGAAGACAATGAGCTCTGTGTAAAGGTCACTGCATAATATGTTGTAGCACCGAATGTCAACGGACCTGACACTGACGATACACGAGTGTTGGCCGGGAACTTAGCGTCAGACACAAGTGTGTTAGTTGTAGCACCGCTAGATACCCAGCTTGCCTGTGTAAAGTATAGTGTAGATGTAACCGCAGCACTTGCACCACCTAAATTCAATGTAACTGTTTGGTTAGCACTGATTGAGGCAGTTGAAGCTGCGCTGGTATTAATTTGATAGTAGTTAATACCTGAGAAGTTGAATGGTCCCGATACTGACGATATTCTTGTTCCTGCAGGAAATTTAGCATCGTTGATAGTAACACCAGCTAATGGAGAATTGTAGTTAGTAGGAGCAACGAATGCTCCAGATGCTTGCCACGATGCCTGTGTTACATAGAAGAATGTAGTTCCACTGCCTCTATTAAATGCTGTGTTGTTAGGCACTGTAATAGTGTTGGACATCGTAGAAGTAGTTGTTCCGTTAGCTGTGGTAGTAGTTGCTCCACCGTTCCAGTTCACAGAACCACCCGGAGCAATCTGTGCAAAGCTAGGCTGTCCTCCAGCTGATAGTGCTGTTAATCCGTTCCAGGAAATGTCACTCGGGTTTAACGGATAGTTTTGAGGATTTAACACACCTTCAACAACGATACCAGAAGCTCCTGTAGTCTGTGCATCAGATGTAATTGCGATCGAAGTTAATAATAACTGCGCACGATTCAACAATTCTTTTTCGCCTAAGTCGCCTGTTACAGCATTTGACACTGACGGTGCTAGTCGAATCAAGAACACAGTCTTCTTGGTAGTATCAATACTGTTACCAGTAGATGCATATGAGAAAATGTAACCACGATCAGAATCGAAATTACCGTCGATCAAATAAGCACTACCCCAGTGGCTAATAATCGGGCTTGTTGTATTTGAAATTAATACTACACCTGTTCTATCTAAATGCGAAGTTGCTGATCCAGCTGTGTAACTTCTTGTAGCGCCTGCGGCAAAGTTCGACATTGACGCGGCTCGTGTAAGTCCAGTTAATTGATTAGATGTGGTATTTCTTCCTGAATACGAAATAATTTCGTTATCAATAAACACGATTCCGCTAGATGGAAAATCACTGACATCATCTAAAGTCAACGTATTTTGACCAGATGTCATAGCTCCGTTTAATCTAGATCTAGCACCCTCATTTAACACTTCGTATCGAACGGGTAAGTTACCAGTTCTCATATAAGCTTCGGTGTTTAAATTGTTACCTTTTAATCTATGACAGAATGTATAATTACCTTCCGGACCACGAACCATCCAGTCAATAAAACCAGCACCATACCAGCTAAATTGTATACCAATCATCTGCATTTTTGTGATATCAATGTTATATCCAGATGGTCCGGTGCCGTCACACTTGTCTAGGTTCCACTCTGATTGTGGAATAATTAAATCTTGAACCTTACAGACTTTAACACCGCTAACTGCATTTACTCCTCTCCAGTCCGGAGTAACATACATTGTAGTATTGTCAGCGATCGTTGCCACAACGTGAGTCATTCCACGGATAACAATTCGATCTCCTTCCTGCAACTGATCGCGGAAACGTGTATTTGTTCCAGTAACCAAGTTAGAATTCAAACCAATAGCGATCGTTCCTGCAATTTGGAAAGTGGATGTTCTACGTCCTACAGCTAATTCTCTACCGTCGTATTGATAAAAAATACCGTTTTGATCATCAAACGGGCCAGATCTAACCACAGCACCGTGCCAGTTAACCAAGCTCATCTGTGCTTGTGATCCTAAAACTGCTGTGGTTGATCCTAATTGAACTCCGGCAGTAACACGGAAACTTCTTTCGTCTACAATTTCGTTTACAGTATAATCATTGTTATACCCTGTAGTTGTAATTCCACTTAGTCGAATAGTTGCACCAGCTTGGACTCCGTGATCTACATCATCGGTAGTCACTGTAATAATAGCTCCAGATGCTGTTGAAGCTGCTGTTACTGATCTTAAATCAAAGCTAGGGGCAAACAGAGCACCGGTATTATACATCGCGCCTTTACCAGACTGATAACGAATATACTTTTTACTTTGACGAATAGCATGACCACCATGCTGAGGACCGCCCGTGCCTAGCATAACTCCGCCATCGAATGGTCTGTGTGTAAAGAATGTATCGGGTCTTGCGTATACCACACCTTCTAGAGTAGTTCCAGTATCGATTGTTCCTGGAGCTCTAGCCACATATCTAATAGTAGTTGCATTTATAATTTGCTCTACAAAGAAAGGTCCACCAGCTAGTTGGTGATTTGATCCTGTTGATGTAATTGCAATGTTTAATCCCATACCTGGAACAAAACCATGATTACTTGCAAATGCAACTTGAACTGTAGCGATTGCAGAATATGTTATGCTGCCACCAGCAGACACTGTTCCGGTGGTTCCTTCAGATAATGTAACAGTTGCATATACTGGAATCTGATCTCCTCTCTGAACTGTTCCTGCTGCCGTTGGTAATTGAGTTAGCGTTCCGCCGACTGGATGGGCGATTGTAAATGTGCAATCGTGGACTCCGTCTGTGCCTTCAAAGTTGCTGCCTGTAACACGGAACCTATTACCGAAGTAATAATTGCTAGTAGGATTAGATCCATACCCGGTTACTGTATAAACACCGTTCTGTCTAGTGATAGTCCATACGGCTCCGGTTCCTCTAGATCCAGCGTTACCTGTAGAAATTCCACTATAGACAGCTGTTCCAACGCCTGTGCCTTCGACGATAGTTGCCGAAGTTACACTGCCACCAGCGCCAACAGAGTTAACATTCAAATAAAGATCGTTGTCGGGAGTAGTTCCACCTAATTGGTCACCTAATAGTCGCAGAGTATCTCCACGAGCGTAACCAGTTCCCGCTGCTGCAATAGCATCAAGGTTGTAACCACCGCCTGTGACACTAATGTCTAATTGGCAACCAGTTCCGGTTCCAGCCAATGGTGTTGCTGAACCAGTATAGGTATTTTCATCACCTTTGTGGCCTACTGTTACTGAACCGTTGAGAACCAAAGTGGTGCCAACGATTCCGCTAATTTCTCTTAATAAATTTGGACTACCTTCGTTGCCTACAGCCATACCAGCACTTAAATCGTTGGTATCAACTACTGTGATAGATGTTGCACCTGACGAATAAGTTGTTTTTACATACTTGTAGTCAACGATACCGTCTGAATTAGAACCTCCGAACACACCAGCAATCTGTGTGCCTGCGTTAATTCCACTACCACTTAATGGTGCACCAACTGGTGGTGCTGTTCCTGTAAATGCAATGGTGTTTTGACCTGTTTCTGTTCTTAGAGTTGCGAGGAACGAACCGCTCGATCCGTTTGAAGCAACAGTAAACGTTGGAGTTCCGACTGAAGCACCTGTATAAAATGATGCTTGTCTTAGCTGTGTAGTCGAAGTGGCTAATACCTGTCCGTTGCTGGTTCCTACTTTGGCCTTGGCATAATATCTAAATGTTGTGGTCGAAGGAACATCATAGATCAAGAATGTGCCTTCTGCGCGATTGAAACCTGTAATAGAAGCTGCAAGAGCTCTAATAGTAATCGGTGTGCCTGCGGTAAATCCATGAGCGCCGTTAGTGGTTACAGTGATCAATGAACTACCAACACCGCTGGTTCCAGTTGATGCATCAGTGGTGACCGAAGTCACTGAAACGTCAGTTGCAGAAACTTCAAAGGTTGCCGGATAGCCACGTTGCATACCAATAGCCTGCCACTTAGTTGGCTGTAGACCGTATTCAAAGTCAGCGTCAAGCATGGCCTGTGGTTGGGCCACACGCATACGT